TGTCGCCTACAACCACAATATCCGTCCTCGTTCCGTTCCGCTCCCGCACGAATCCCGTCGCCTTAACCATATTATGCGCGCTGAAGGCGATGACGACGGGTTTCCCCGTCGCCTCGCGGATACTCGCCGCCGTAGCGAACCCCTCCGCCACGAATACCGGCGAATCGTCGAGATCACCCAGGACACAGACGTTACCGCCCGCCTCTCCCCCGGTATGAAATAGCTTCTTCCCCTGGGGATGGATGTATTGGATGCTTCGGAGATCGCCTTCCGGCGAATGCACCGGGATCATCAGCGCCCCGTCGCCGGAGACGCGCATCCCGTGCGGCTGAATCCCCTTCTTTTTCAGATACGGGTGTTCCGTCGTCGCTGGCGTCCCGTTCTCCCAGATACGTTCCACGGCCTGTGCAACGCCGTCGTGGAGCTTCGCCAGTTCCTTGTCCCGAATCTCCCGCGCAATTTCTATATGGCGTTTTCGCGCGGCGACTTCCTCGTAATCCAAGTCTCTCCCCACGTCCGCAGTCCACGGAACATTCAGATCGAGCCGCCAGTCACCGAAGCGTCCCGCCGGAATCTTGTCGGCAAAGGCCACGTACCACCCCGACTTATCCTTCTTATTCCCGTTGTTGAAGCGGTGTATCTTCCCGTCGAGGAAAATTTCATCCGGCGGCTCCAACCCCGCATCCTCCATCGCCAGGCGAAGTTGCTCTTCGGGGGGATCGAACTTCGGGAAATCCCACGGCCCGTTCAGAATCGCCGTCAAGTCAGCCATGCTTCCACCTCCCTCCGCGCCTGTTCCATTCCGGCGCAGATAAACACGGCGTACCCGCACTGCTCAAGATAGCTCTTCCAACCCTGCTGCTCCGGCGATACGCGCCCGCCGGTGATCCGCTTCATTTCGATCCACAGTTTCCACTCCGGGATGAATAGATCGGGAACGCCCCTTGAAACACCCTCGGCTTTCAGCTTTCCAGCCGTTGCCGCGTTTCTCCATCCGCCGTTCGGAATCGCCATGATGCGGACGTGGGGGAACTTCCTGCGGAACCACTGAACGAATCCGCACTGTTCCTCGTGTTCCGTAGGAATGGATTCAACCTCCGGCGGAGGCGCTTTCTTCGACGTCCGCCTCATCCCCACACCTTCCCGACAACGCGATGGTACTTTCCTTCCCTTTGAATCGTGATTTCCTTCGGAGGGACAGCACATTGCATGGTTTCGACCACCTCGTCCAAATCGTATGGATTTCCAACCGTCACGCCGCAATTTCTCTCCATCTGCCGCAGCGCCGACAACGCCTTCTGCGCCGCGTACCCGCCGTGAAGCAGGCAAAGATATTCATCCACGGAATCCGAATGTCCGTAGTACGTCACCCGCACAAGTTCCTTCCCGCTCGCCGCAGTATGCCGTCGCCAGCGCCACTCCTCCACGCCGAACGACGACGGGCCTCCCATGATGTCCTCGTTCCCGAGAACGTATCTCTTCGGAGGAGGAGGGGGAAACGCCCACCCGCACGCAGGACACGCCTTCGCGGACAGGTGGACGAGTTCCTGGCACTGTTCGCACAGCTTCACCGGGGCTTCGCCCTTCTTCTCCCCCTTCCGCTTCGGCGGGATCACGTTCGTGATCGGGCCGTGACGGCGCACGTTCCCCGCGAAGTCGAGAAGGAGACAGTCGGACACGTGCTCCTTCGGACGCATACCGCGCCCCGCCGACTGGATATAAAGAACAACGCTCTCCGTAGGGCGCGCCATGACCAAAACGTCCGTATTCGGCGCATCGAAGCCTGTCGTAAGCACCGAGTTATTCGTCACCACCCGCACGCGCCCGGCCTTAGAATCTTCGAGAATGCGCGCGCGCTCCTCCGAATCCGTCTCCCCGAGAACCGCCTCCGCAACCTCCCCCTTCTCCCGGAAGAGATCGCGCATCGCATAGGCGTGCTGCACGCCGGAGCAAAAGACGAGAATCGAACGCCGTCCTTGCGCAATCCGAAGCGTCTGTTCCACCATCGCCTCGTTGTTGGCTTTCGTGTTCACCATCTCCGCCAGTTCCGATTCCACGAAGTCGCCGCCGCGCCGCTTCACACCGTCCACCGAAAGAAGCAGCTCCATTCCTTTGGAGCGGAGCGGGGCAACGTACCCCCGCTCCACCAATTCCTGTATGCGCACCGGTTCGATGAGGGCGGAAAACATGGCTCCCCCTTCCGTAATCAAACCGTGCCCGAGGCGATACGGAGTCGCCGTCAATCCGATCACGCGCAAAGATGGGTTGATCGCCTCCAGCTCGTTCAGTAAGTTCCGGTACATACCCTCGTCCTTGTGATTCAGCAGATGGCATTCGTCCACGATGGCGATATCGACATATCCGATCTCGCTCGCCTTCCGATACACCGACTGAATCCCAGCCACGGTGATCGCATTCACGTCGCGGCATCCAAGCCCCGCCGAGTAGATGCCAAGAGGCGCGTCCGGCCAGAGAATCCGTATCTTCTCCGCGTCCTGTTCGAGCAATTCCTTCACATGGCTCAGAATCAAAATCCGCGTACCAGGCCACGAAGAGAGCGCGTCCCGGCAGAGTTCCGCCAAAATCACGCTCTTCCCAGCACCTGTAGGCAGCACCAAGCACGGATTCCCCGTGTCATTCTTGCGGAACCAGTCGTAGAGAGAGTCAATCGCCTGCCTCTGATAGTCGCGCAGAATCATTGCAAAGCGGCTATTTCGCGAAGAGCGCTCTCCGGGATGCGCCACAATCTCCCCGTGCGAACCCCGTACATCTCTCCCTTACGCAATCGCAAATACACCGTCATTTCATGCAGATTGAGATACTCCGCCGCTTCCTTCACGGTGTAGAGCTTGTCCGGCCTTTCCACCGGCCTCCCTCCGGTCAGCCCGCAGCGTTTCTCCGACTGCACCCATACCGCGCACGTCTCACGCAGACACTCCAGCCTCGACACGGGGCACAGGACTTTCATCGTCTCCATCCACCTCCCAACCAATCAACCCGAGCAGCTCCTTCGACGAATGCACCGTCGCTCCCGGCAGTCCGTTTTTGACAACCTCTCCGTCGATCTCGTACATCGCCGTCAGTCCATCGTCCGACGGAAGCCACTTCCACGGCACAAGATCGGGATGGAGTACATGCCCGTCGCACCCCTCGCGCTGTGCGTCCACCGGTATTTCTTCATTCCCGTACCGGGCGCATAGCCACGTGCTGTCTTCCGTTGGCGTAGAAAGCGCGCACGTGCGGCAGTTGATCTCCTTCGTTAGCTTCGACTCGAAACAAACCGAGTGCGCCGGGCAGAAGCGACACTGATACCATGTTGAATCCGTCGAAAGCGGCTCCGGCATACGTTCGCACAGCGTCAGCCTTCGCCCCCGCTCCACAAGAGCCTTCGCCGCCTCCTCGTCGTAGCGGACGCGTTCCGTGTAAATCTGGTCGTCGTCCTTGCAAACGGCGAAGTAGAGCGCGCGGTCGATGCCGGTTCCGTGCATATACAGCTGCATCTGACACCAGTGTTGCGGTTTCGCTTCCCGCACGCCCTTGTCGCAGAGTGCCTTGAAGGACTTCAGCGAGTGCGTCTTGCACTCCAGAACGTGTCTCTTCGCCGGGGCCTCGGGAACGCCCTTCTCGATGATGCCGTCGATACTCCCGGAGACATGCGCTCCGAAGTCCACCCGCGACTGCTCCGCCCCCGTCGAATGCACTTCCATCCCGGCGGCGCGGAGGTCGGAGACGATCAATTCTTCTTCCCTCTGCCCGCGCCGGAAGAGACGAAGCATCCTGCCGTTGAATTTCTCCACCACCGCCCACCGGAACGTCAGCCAAAGCCACCTGTCGCACGGATGCCCCAGAAGGGACGCGCCCATGTGCGGGCGCGGTCCCTCCTGATGCTCTTCATGCCACTCGTCGATTTTGGCGGCTACGGTGTGAATACTCTCCGGAATTTCCGCCATCGTATCGTCACTTCTTCCACGGAGCGCTTGCCGGAGCCGTCGCCGGAGCCGCTTTCGCAGCCGGGGCGAACTTCTGCGCCGGGGCGAACTTGCTCTGCGGGGAAGGCCCCATCATGACTGGCGCGTCTCCGTCGATGGGCTTGAACCCCTTCACGTCGTTCTGATCGCCGTACTGTCCTGTCGTATCCTTGCGGATGCCCACCTTGATCTGCACCGCGTGACCGACGAGCTGGTCGGTGTCGCGCAACCTGTCGGTAATTCCGATGCACTTGCACAGCGAGCCCAGCTGCGCCTTTCCGATCTCCTCGGCTCTCGGGCTGGCGTTCCTGATATTGAGATTGCCGAAAACGCAGCGCCCCTGATGCGTCGGGCCGGCGATGTCGTAACGCACATTGATGTATTTCCCGGAGGAATCTTTCGTATCCTTCAGTTCCGCCGCCACGATCGTCGCCTCGTACCACCCCGCCGGTATCGGGTCGGGAGACGACTCTTCGGGAAGTTCCTCTATAATGATTTCTTCGTCAAGTATGGCCATGTTCTACTCCTCCTCAAGTGTGATTTTGACGGACGCCTTGCCCGGCGTCACCGTAATCGCCCGCTCCAATTTCGCCGTCACTTCGGCGGGAGCGCCCTTCCACCGTTTCGCATCCACCTCCGGCTTCCACCGGAACAGTTCCGGCAGATACTCCTCAAGTCCGAACTCGCGCGCCGTCGCCTGAAGCACGTCGCTGTCCACCTTGCGCGTGAACCGCCGGGAGATCACAACCTTGAACTCCCCATCGCGCTCCGTCTCCGAACCCTCCCACTGCTCCGGCAAATGGGAAGTCAACATCTCCTCGATCTCGCGCCGCTGCGTCACGGCAAGCTCTTCCTGACGCTTGAACTCCCACCACAGCCGCATCAGATCGTGTCGGCTCTCAGCCGGGGAGTGCGCCTTGATCACCTTCCCGTCGCGGGCGATGAATCTCCTCTCAGACTCCTCCTTCGTCGCGCCGCGCACGGGGGCTTCAGAAAGGTTGAGCATTCGCAGCGCCTCCGATCTTCGCAATCACGCCCCCAAGATCGGGAGCCTCCCACTGATCCAGCGCGCCGGAGCGATCCTTCGCCGTCCAGATGCCGTCGGGGATGCACATCAACATCCGTTGCGGAACGCCCTCGTTGTCCTTCTCCACCCGCAACGCCAGCACCTCGTCGAAGAAGTAGGGGAGCTGCTGTCCTACCTTGTTCCCAGGCATGGAAGGAGCGTACAAAATCCGCCCCATCTCGTCCTGGGCTTTCTCCAGCTTCGCCGAAAAGTACACGTGCTTGCCGGGGAGATCGCGGAAAGCGCGGATCAAGTCCGTCATCTGTTCGCCCATTGCTCCATAAGCGGCGCGTCCGTCTTTCTGTGTTTTCTTCTCAGCCGAAAGCACCACCTCGGCGATTTCACTGATCGAATCCAGCGCCACAGACTGAAACTCTCCCGCCTCTTTCGAGCCGACGAGCCACTTGTACGCCTCGTCCAAATCCTTCATGCACCCGATTTCAATGTACGGAATATCCGTCCCGGCGATGGAGAGCAGTCCGCCCTCCATCGCCGGAATCACCGGATTCGGCAGCGATGGGATCAAACACGTCTTCCCCGCTCCCGCCTGCCCGTACACCAAAACCTTCACCCCGTCCGCCGCGATGGTGCTTGTTCGTTTCAGATTGATTGCCATGCGATTGCCTCCCCATGCTCCACCATATCTACTATCTACCGTGCGAGGGCTTGAATGTCCTCGTACCTGTCCCGACGGAGGCACCCGTCCGATCCGGGATAAATCCACTTGGCGCATACCCACTCCTCCGGCCCGGTGATGTCCGCCGGGAAGTGATCCGCGTCCGGGCAATTCGTGCACCAGTGGGTAATGTTGTCGTCCACCGCTTCCATGATCCTCTCTTCGGTTGTCAAAGTTCCAGCCTCCCTTCAATGCTCCTGTAGTTATTTCTACTACATTCTACTACAGGCCTGTAGTTATGTCTACTACAAACGACTACAAATAATCTCTTTTCTTGTGGTAGAATGTACTCGGGGGTGGTGCAAGTGGCTACAGTAGTGCGCAGCGTCCGATTGACGGACGATATAGATGAAAAAGTTGCAAGGATAGCCAAGGCCGAAACAAGACCGGTCTCGAATACTTTGACGTGGCTTATCGGCCTTGCTGTTGACCGCTATCTCGCGGAACATCCAGACATTCAGTAATGATTTTTCTCAGCATTCCGGACCGCGTGCGGTTTTCCGTCCCGGCGAGAATGTCCAGCGCCCGGATCTGCTCCGGTTCCATCCTCACATTCACCACAATGGAATCCTTCATG